TGTCTACCTGATATAAGAGGACTACTGAAGAGTCTACAGAGAATAGCAATCGAGAATAACTATGAAATACCGGTTGATTATGACTTTCCAGTTGTCAATATAGATGTGGATTCTTTCAAGAAAGTTATATCAGGTCCATATAAAAATTTAGCTGAGTTTGTTAATAAGATGGATCCAGGAATAATTTTCAAATTTGTTGGAGATAATGTCGAAGAGTTGAACAAAGATAAAATATTCGAGATATTTAATTGTATGTCTATATTTGAAGCAAAAGCAAAAAGTTGTTTTGTCAGGAATAATATTATGATATGTTTTTTAATGAATTTAAACAGGGTGATATAATGAAAGCATATTTTGAATGTGAGCACGGAGTACTATATCATGGCGATTGTGTTGATATAATACCACAATTAAATAGAGTAGATTTGGTTTTGACAGATCCTCCTTACTCCCAGCAGGATTCTAAAGGAGGCGCTTTTGGATCTGATAAAAGTCGAAAAGGAATAGCAGGGGAAATTAGTAGTTTTAATCCCACAAAGTTTATGGAAATTTGGTTTAATTATTCTGTTAATAAACATTTATATTGTTTCACGAGCAAAAATTTATTGCCGAAATATTTGTCTTTTTTTGAAAGCAAAAAAATAAATTGGAATCTTCTGATAATGAGAAAAAGAAATCCTATACCAGCAAAAAATAATACATATTTGCCCGATATAGAATATGTAATTTTTACAAGAGGCAGTAATTGCTATTTTAATAATAATGCTGAGTTTGATTTGTATAGAAGAGTACAAGACATTGTTGTACGTCCTTCCAAATATGGTCACCCAACAGAAAAACAGATAAATCATATTATAAAATATTTAAATATATCCAGTGATAAAAATCATATAATATTGGATCCTTTTGCTGGTAGTGGTACTACTGGCGTCGCTTGTATTGAAACAGGAAGAAAGTTTATTTTAATAGAAAAAGAAAAGAAATATTGTGATATAATAGTTGATAGATTAAAATCTGCTACATTTGAATCCAGAAAGATAGATTTATTTTAAGGAGAATATAATGAAAAACGAAATTAGAAAATTTATGTTTCACAAGACTTCAAACATATGTCGCCATTGCTGTTGGTTCAAGAACGGATCTGAATTTCTTCTTGAAATGGCATTCGATGAAGTGGTTGAAGAAGATATTTCAGAAGATCAAAAAGAAAATTCTAGTATTAATAAATAATTTAACAATATAATTAAAATAGGATAAATTATGACCGATAAAAGATCAGAAAAAATCTCTAAAATCTCTAAAATATTCAAGAAATATAATTCCAAATCTGATATAGTTAAAGCAGAAGGATTTATATCAAAAATAATGTATAAATTTAATATATTAGGTATGTATCTTTTTAGCAAAATGATTATAAGGGAAGATTATCTTGATAGAATTTCGGAAAATGTATTGTTTCACGAAGGAAGGCATATGTATCAGCAAAGTAAATCGTTGTGTTATTTGACATTTGGATTTAAATATCTTTTTGTACTACCAACTTTTTTTACTATCAGATATAAATATGAATTTGACGCATATTTATGTGGATTATTTGTAGATCTTTACAGGCATCATCAAAAAAATAACAAAATATCAAATAAAATCGTTGACAAATTTCATAAACACATGTATCATGTAGCTACTGGGAAATTATATTTTTTCAGTAATATATTAGCAGTATTCAACAAAGATAGATTTAGAATGAATTGCGATGAAGAAGTTAATAAGATAATAGAATGGGTTAAGAATAATGAGTTGGTAGATGATGAATATTATATTGATATTATGGAATATATGAACACAACAAGTGAATAGGAGATATTAATGACACAAACAAAAATTCTGAAGAGGAATGGAACAGTTGAATTATTTGACTGTACCAAAATACTAAATGCCGTCAAGAGATGTTTTGTAGCAAGCGGATATGATACAATTCCAGAAGATTTTCAATATGAATTAGCAGACTTAATAAAAGAAATTACTTGTATTGACAGTATAAATGTTGAGAATATACAAGATAAAATAGAAAATGCGCTAATGGATAATATCTATAACGAAGTAGCAAAAAACTATATTATATATAGATATAAGCGAACTCAAAGAAGAGATCTTAGAAAACATATTACAAGTATGTTTAACGGCTACCTAGATAAAGAAACATGGGAAGTAAAGGAAAATTCTAACACATCCTATTCCTTTCAAGGACTTAATCATCATATTCAGGGAGATTTTTCAAAAATATACTGGCGTACTGAAGTGTATGACAATGAAATCAATGAATCAATAGACAAGAATTATATACATATTCACGATTTATCATATCTATCAGCATATTGTTGTGGATGGGACATTAAAGATCTATTGATAAACGGACTAGGTGGTGTTGAGAATAAAACAGAAAGTAAACCTCCTAAACATTTACAATCAGCTTTATCACAATTAGCAAACTTTCTTTATATGCTACAAGGAGAGAATGCGGGAGCTCAAGCGGTAAGTTCATTAGATACATATATGGCACCATTCATCAGATCAGACAAACTTACTAAAAAAGAAGTAAAAAGTGCAGTTAGACAATTTGTTTTCAATCTTAATTTAGCTCTTAGATCAGGATTCCAGTGTACATTTTCAAATGTAACATTAGATTTAGTAGCAGATGAATCAGCAATTAAAAATGATCCAGTAATTATAAATGGACAACTTACTGACAACGTATATTCAGAATTCCAAAAAGAGATGGATATATTTAACATAGCATTCTTGGAGGTAATGTCAGAGGGAGACAAGAAAGGTAGATTATTTTCTTTCCCTATTCCTACATATAATATAACTAAGAATTTTGATTGGAATAGACCGGTTGCTAATAAGTTATTTGAAGTAACTGCTAAGTATGGCATTCCTTATTTTTCGAATTACATAAACAGCACGATGTCACCCGATGATGCTAGAAGTATGTGTTGTAGACTTCGCTTGGATAATAGGGAACTGAGGAAGCGTGGTGGCGGTTTATTCGGTGCAAATCCATTAACAGGTAGCATAGGTGTAGTTACACTTAATTTGCCTAAAATCGCCTATAAATCAAAAAACAGAAAACACTTCTTTAATCTACTTGAAAGAAATATGGATGTAGCAAAGAAAAGTCTTGAAGTAAAAAGAACTTTCGTCGAGCAGTGGATGGAAAATGATCTATATCCTTATTCTAAATTCTTCTTGAGACAAACAAAAGAAGTTACTGGAAAGTATTATTCAAATCATTTTTCTACCATTGGTCTTATTGGATCACATGAATGCTGTTTGAATTTTCTAGGAGAAGGAATTGAGACTAAGAACGGAAAGAAGTTTATTGAAGAAGTTCTCGACTTTATGCGAAATAAGATGCAAGACTACCAAGAAGAAACAGGAAATCTTTATAATCTTGAAGCAACTCCAGCGGAAGGAACATCATATAGACTTGCCAAAATAGATAAGGAAAGATATTCTGACATTATTACTTCAGGAGACGATGAACCATACTATACAAATTCTAGTCAACTTCCTGTTAATTACTCAAATGATATTTTTGATACTATCGAACATCAAGATAGTCTACAAACAAAATATACAGGCGGAACAGTAATTCATCTTTATAACAATGAATTAGGAATTGATTCTGATATGGTAAAGATGACTATTAAGAAAATATGTGAAAACTACGAAATGCCTTATATATCATGGACTCCTATTTTCAGCATTTGTTCAGACCACGGATATATTCAAGGAGAATTTCATAATTGTCCTACTTGTAATAAAGAAACTGAGGTATATTTAAGAGTTGTTGGTTTTTACAGACCACTTTCAGCATTTAATAATGGCAAAAAAGAAGAACATTCTCAACGAGTTACATATAAAATCAAAAAATAATCATTTTATCCTTTACTTTCTCCAAAAAATAACATATAATATTAACATGATGATTAATTTAATTGTTGGAGACTATCATGCTAAACAAATTATCAAAAGAACTAAACACATCATTACAAATTGTATGCGCAGCACAATCTCTATTAGGAGATAACGAGAACGAAATTAAAAAAGTATTGTTGTATCCTGATAGTAGCGACTTATTCGTTGATATAATTCAACAGGCTTTTGATTTGACTAGTTCCAATGTACAAACATTGTTGTTGTGTGGAGTTGTATACGAACGTTCGATATATGCAAGAAAATTTAGGAGTTGTGAATTATGAAAAATTTGATAATTTCGGATTGGCATCATCATAACAATGATTATTTTATAAATTATCAGTTGAAATTGATGGACTCTATCATAAACTATGTCAAGAAGAATAATATTGACTCAGTTATTGATTGTGGAGACACATTAGATAAGAGAAGAATTGCTGATATTAAACTGTTGAATCTATTTAGAGACAAACACAGAGAATTACTTGATTGTGTTGATAGGTACGTTGTAATACGAGGCAATCACGATACATACTACAAAACTTCTGGTACAGTAAATTCACTTAAAATAATATATACAGACGATAGATATACATTAGTTGATACAGATCCACTCAAGATAGGTAACTTATGTTTTATTCCGTGGATTGATAGTAACAATAGAGAAATGATTACAAAATTTGTTTCTGAAAATAACAATAAAAATAATTATTTGTTTTCTCACTTAAGCTTATCCGGATTTGATATTCCTGTTTCCGATCAACTTTACAAATCTGACTATCAAAATTATCAAAAAGTATTCTCAGGACATTTTCACAATAGAGCTGAGAGAGATAATGTGTTGTACGTTGGCAATCCATATCAAAAGTCTTTTGGGGAGTTGGTTAAGAAAGGATTTCATGTGTTTGATGATGAAAGCGGACAAATAGAATTCGTTGAAAACAAAGCTGATATATTCAAAATAATAACAATAAATGAAGATAGTAATATAGATGAATGCGTAAAAGGAATAAAAAATAGAATAATAAAAGTAAAGATCAATTCAATTGATAAATCTTTTATCAATGAATGTATCAATAAAATAAATGACTTAGAGCCACATAAAAGTACTATAACAACTAGTAGTGTAGATATAGATGATATTGAATTAAAAACTGACTTAAGCGAGGATAAAATAATAGATAATTATCTCGAATCTATACAGTTCGATGAAGACAATGAAAAGGAAATTTTCAAGAAGATATTTTTAAAAACATTAGAAAAGATTAAGGAGAGCTAGAATGCCAATGTATTCCATGAAATGTACACACTGCCCACATGAAGAAGCAATTTTATGTCCGGTTGATCAGAGAGACGCCCAGGTTTGTAAAAAATGTGGAAGTTTACTTAAAAATATGCCGTCAGCAGTAAGTTTTAAAATTAATGGTGACAAATGGTCACCCAATAGAACCTAATAAGTTCTGAAGGATAAATGGAGGATGTCATGAGTTTTAGGAATTTGATTGAAGTTGAATTAATTAAGCCGGTCCAAGTTGTAAGGGAAACTATTAGTAGATTGGGTATAGCTGACTCAAGTAAGAAAACATTATATCAGACATGTCATGTAATTGAAATGAATGGTAAGTATTATGTATTACATTTTAAAGACATATACTCACTTAGAGGAAATGAAGTAAACTGGGTAGATGGGGACCTAGAGAGAAGAAACCATATAGCAAAATTACTAGAGGAGTGGGGACTATTAAAAATATTAAATAAAAATGATATATTAAGTTCATATGGACTAACTATCTCCGAAGAAAATCCATTTGTATTCAAGTTGTCATACGCACTGAAATCAAAATGGACAATTCAGGAAAAAATAGATGTCAAAAAATTCATACAAGATTTTAATGAGGCTAATCAATTAAAATAATAAATAATAGTAATATAAACTATTCAATTATTTTAATATGGCAAAAGAAAAATGGACACCACAAAAATTAAAAGAAATATTTGAAACTACTTCAGATAATAAAGCTCTAGTATTTCCACTTAAATTAAAGAATTATATAAATGAAGACGCTGATTTCGCATCATTTGTAAAATTTACACCAAAAGCAAGCAAATTTAAAATACCTACACTAGAAGATATAAAGAAAAATGAAAATTCATCTTCTAAAAGCGAAGCAGGTAAAGTCGAGGAAGTACCTGTATCAGTTCCACTCGATTGTATAATTCTACCTATACGGCCCACTGTAGATACATTGACTGCTAATTGGCAGGGTGTTGAAGGCGCTGGTGCTCTTGCCGGTGGATGGACTAACTATCTTACGTGGAAAGGAGCCAAGGCATTATCAGGTATAGCATCTACTATTTTACCACAAGAATTAGTATTAGCATATAAAGCAGGATTTTTAGGATCAGCTATAGATAATCCACATGAAAAACTATTATTTGCTGGACATGAAAGAAGAACTTTTGATATAGCATGGGAATTTCTTAAGCCTGAATCAGAAGAAGATGAAAAAGTATTATCAGATATAATATCAATATTCAGGAAAACTAGTGTAGGAACATATGAAACTCTAGTAATAGGACCGCCACCTACATGGGAGATAGAATTCTATTCTTTTCCAATGACTGATCCATACTTGATTTATGAAAAATGTGGTGTTTCAGCATCCGTTGGTTTTGGTGGAGATGGAAACGAATTCAAAGCAATGGAATCAGGCATGCCGTTCATGTCTCTTTCACTTTCTATTACTGAACTTGATTATCCAACTGAAAAAATACTAGGAGTAAATTCAAAGAAATCAACTACAAAAACAAAGAAGAACGTTGAAATCGAACCAATTGATAAAAAAGCATTAGAGGAATTCAATGGCAAGTCGTAATGTAGGTCTAACCACTGTAGATATAACCACTGTAGAACTAATTAACTATGAAAATATTGCTGTAGATATAACAAAGATATTTAAAAGTATAAAATTAGTGGAACATATAGGAGATACTTTCATTACAGGAAGTATCCAATTAACAGAAGAATATTCATTCAGAGAAAAGTTTCCTTTCAAAGGAAGAGAAAAACTTCGTGTAGTGTATTCATCAGGCGAAAGCACAATAAGGGACATTACATTTGATATAACCAGAATCGCTTTTACAAAGGATACTCAAGAAAATCAAGTTAGAGCTATATTGATGGAATTTGCTTCTGAGAACTATAAAACATTTCTAACCAAGAGATATAACAAGATGTATCTCGAGAGTATGACTAGAAATCAAATAGTACAAGATATATGTGATTTCCATGGTGTTGATGTTACAGTATTGAATCAATTTGACACAACCACTATTAATCATTTCAATATGAATAAATCATCACTCAAATTACTTCAAGAAATAGCGTATAAAGGCGATAAACCATGTGTCCTATACCAGAGGGACGATACACTTATTTTCGACAGTCTGATTGATATGCTTAGTCAGAAAGACTATTATCAATTCACCATCAATCCTTTAAATAGAGAAGATGGTAAGTCAGACTTGTTTGTATTAACTGATATTAAGAAATCCGATACATATGATTTCTTTGATGTTCATTATAGAGACGGTCAGAACGGATATAAATTATATGATTTTGATACGTACAATAAAACTTTCACAGAGACAGATAAAAAACTATCAGATAATTTTTCAACTAAACAGAAATTTGAAGTAGATGAAACAAATTTAATCAATAAAAAACTAAACAAGAATTCGAAATACTGTGAAGACTATACCTTAATGGATTTTATGGAAGCAAATATCAGATATGGTGTTTCAGACTTGATGGTCGGAGACCTAATAGGAATAAATCTATACTCTAGGCCTGATTCAGAAGAACTTAGTTTTTATTCAGGTAAATGGTTAGTGTGGCGAATAGTATCAACTATAACAAATGATTTTAAATATGATCAACAGGTCGTATTAGTAAGAGAAAAAGGATTATACGAATTAATATAAAAGGAGAATGATATGAATAAAATAATAAAAGAAAACGGGAAATGGTCGATAAAAGATCTACCATTAACAGAGAAAGAAAATGAAAGATATACTTACTATAAAAAAGTAGCAAAGAAGCCTACTAACTGGGACTTTATGGATTTCATTGCTCAGATGAAAACACTTTATAATAAAAGTATAGGCAAATCAAAAGACCATGCCATAGAGAAACAAGATGAATTCACCGATTTTATATCAAAAAATTACAAGAAATTTAAATTGAGGTAATCATGATTAAAATAATAAAAGAAAATGGAATATATTCTATAATGGAGAGCAGTGAGTCAAAGAAAATAGAAAAATTTGCTAAAAATCTTGGAGCAGATCTTATATTAATTGATTCTAATAACATAGAACTAAGCAAAATAGTTGTTCCAAAAGAAGCAAGAGGAACAGGTATAGGGTCTAAAATTATGAAAGAAATAATAAAATATGCTGATTCAGTTAATAAAATAGTAACATTGACTCCGTCTAAAGATTTTGGTGGAAGTGTTCCGAAGCTTATAAAATTTTATAAGTCATTTGGGTTTGTCGAAAATAAAGGCAAAAACAAAGATTATGAAATATCAGATACAATGTATAGACTTCCTAAATAAATATTAATAAATAATACTATATTAACTACTTTATAGATTACATGTCAAGATCAAAACCAAAATATCAGCAAGGATACATCAAACTATTCCACGAAGACCATATAAAAAAATATGTTGGCGATGCCTCCAAAATAATTTATAGGTCTGGATGGGAAAAAAGATTCTTTAAATATCTAATTAACAAAAAAGAAGTTGTTGCTCTTAACATGGAAGAAGTAGTAATACAGTATGTTAGTCCAAAAGATAATAAGTATCATAGATATTTTATGGATTTTTGGTTCAAGACAGATAAGGGAAAACAATTCATAGTAGAGGTTAAACCTTTTGCTCAGACGAGAAGACCAGAATTGAAGCCAACTAAAAACGGCGTACTAACAGCTAAAAGAAAACAATCATACGCAACACAAATGAATACTTACTTGGTTAATCTATCAAAATGGAAGTATGCTAACATATATGCTAAGAAAAACAATCTTACTTTTTTGATATTAACTGATGATACAAACAATTGTAGTAGAAATTACATGAATTTTAAATTATGGACTTTAGACGAGTTAGGGATTAAATAATGACATTAACAGAAGGACAATTACGCAAAGCGGCAAAGTGGTTCTTTGGTAGAGCTAAAGATCTTTTCTCTAAAAAAAGAGAGACTGAGAAAGAAAAGAAAAAATCAGGAAATATAACCGATCTTAAAGATATATCTTCCAAGATGTATAATTTCAACTTGTATATGACGCTTTATCCAGATCCTCTATACAAAGACACTCTTCCTGTATACGATCAGCTACCATTATTCTTCCCTATTAGTATGACAGGCGCTGCTCATGGATCAGGACCAAAAATACAAGGACTGAACATTCACTATTTAAGCCCAGCCAATCGAAAAGTGTTTATGCAAGAAATACTATTCGTAATAAAGAAAAACGCTGTTAGGGCTGGATATGACCCTGATACACTAGATGATATACCTCCAACAGTTATCAATGGATGGGTGGGAAAATATATTAATGCTGTATATTCACAACAACAGAAATCTGCTGGTAGTAAGATAAAGGTAGCTTATAGATCATATCTATTAAATAGAATTAAAGGGAAGATGATAAAGATAAAATTTTCTGAGTGGGATAATGCAGTAAATGTTGTGCTACCAAGATTTAAAAAGATGTCTCCATCAGCAACATATCAGTATGTAAATGAACAGTACGCCAAGTATAAAAACAATCCTTGGGGTCCATTGAGATAATATAAATAAGAATAGTATAAAAAATAAAAGGGTTTAACATGCTTTTACATGAAAATAAAATAACAAAGGCGATTGACAAAGGGAATTTTGACCAGGTAATAATCGATAAAGATAATAATGTTACTGGCGGATTCTTCTCTGGTATATATACAGGAAAAGACAATCCCGAGTGTATACTTGAAAATGAAAAAAATCTTGTAAAGACATATAGAAAATATGCCGCTATATCAAAAGTTGATGAAGCTATTCAAGATATCACAAATGAAGCTATAGTAGTTGATGAAGAAGATTCATGTGCTATTCATACAGAAAGAATAGATTTTATGGGATCTCCTAGTGTAGCAAAAGGACTAAAAGAAAAAATCCTTCCAGAAATCTTTTCTAAAATTTACTCAAAATTAAAATTTGATCTACACGGTGACCAGTATTTCGAAAGATGGTATGTAGATGGAAGATTGTATGTATACGTGGATTCATCGAAAGAGGATGGAATTAAAGATATTAGAATACTTGATCCACTCCGATTGACTCTAGTTAGAGAAAATAAAAAATTACGTTATGACTATCAAACAGGTGAGAAAGATGAAAACGGATGTAATAAGGAGCCTATGGAGATTCCTTTCAAAAATGTTATCTATATAACATCCGGCCTACATGACGCTGAAACAGGAGCCGTAATATCATATATTAATAAAGCAATAAAACCTATCAATCAACTTCAGATGATGGAAAATTCATTAGTTATTCATAGATTCATTAGAGCACCTGAGAGATGGCTATTCAAATTGGATACTTCTGGTATGTCAGATAGTAAAGCAACTGAATATATGAGAAAAGCTAGAGAACAGTTTAGAAGTAGATTTTCAGTTGATCCTATTACAGGAGAAACCAAAAGCCAATCACTTTTAATGTCAATGCAAGAGAATTTCTTTATCGCTAAGAGAAACACCCAAGGCGGCGGACATGAAATAGATACAATTGGTGGTAGTTCACAGGGATTTGATAATATAGATCCTATAATATACTTTCAAAAAGAAATGTATAAAGCACT